CAGCCAGGCGGATATGGTCCAGGTCCAGGCGCTTGACCGTCATCAGATGCAACTCTTCGGTCATGGTCACCGCTTCCGTTTCCTGCACCAGGGCGACGGCCAGGTATTGGGTCAGGCCCTGCTGGTAGTGGCAGAAGAGGGCGTGCCCACCGGTGGTCAGGTTCGATTCTTCCATCAGCTTGGTCAGGTGTTCGACGGCGATGGTGCTGAACTCGAGGAAATCAGAGCCGCCTACTAGGTACTTGGCGAGCCATCCGCTGAACGGGTGTGCGCCCGACTCATGGTGAAAGAAGCCCCAAGCTTTACCGCTGGAGGCGTTGTAGCTTTCGTTGAACTGGCTCATCAGGTCGTCCCGAGCCTGACTTTCGACCTGCTCGGCACATCCGAGGAATAGGACAGCCGGGCTACTGTCGGGCTTCTTGTCGATCTTATGAATCACGCTGTGGAGAACAGGCATTGCGGTTACCTCGGATAGGCGCCGCCCTCCGTGACCGGTGGTGGCGTGAATTGTGTTTGTGGGCTATTGATTGATGGCCGGCATGAGGCCGGCTTAAGGAGCAAAACGAAATGTCGATGAAAATTACAATTAATCGCAAAGGCCTCGATCAATTGTTAAAAAATGCGAAGGAGCTAGAGGGGGCGCATCAGGTCAAACTGGTGGATATCCTTAATCCCAGATTTGTTTCTTCTCACAGCAAGTTTGCCGATCTTGAAGCCTTATTTGCTGCGTCTGGATTCAAGATTGATAACCCTGATGACTTTGCCGCCATCCCGGATGATGAGTGGGACAAGTTCATTTCGGAGAATACGGACTTCACCAGCTGGGAAGAGATGCAGCGTTCTGGCGGTACTGCGCATATGAAAGCGCGACTCAACAAAGGCCTTTAGGCAAGCCGTATCAGGCTGGAAAAATTATCTCGTCGCCGGGATATTTATTGATCTCCAGCAAGCTCTGGTCCCGAAACATCCGCGCCACGTTTTCACTTATCTGCACTTTGTGGCGCGGGCTTTCCATCGCCTGGAATGACAGGGTCGGCCCAAGCGCATGGGCGTTCAGAATCAGGTTCTGCACCGCTTCGTTGATTTCCGTGATGCCGTTCCAGGCCATCAGCTCATCAAGCTTCTGCCGGGTACCGAGTCTGACCCGGTGCCGCAATTCCTTCTCGTCGTACTCGATCCGCTTCTCGGCGGCCTTCGCCGATCGCTCTTGTCCACTCTTGGCCATGGCCAACCTCTTCTATACCGCTGGCCGGCATCGCCAGCCAGGTTTGTCGTTTGCGTTGCTGGGTGCGGAGGCGCCTCAAGTCAGCTTCCCGCCTTGCGCAAGTTCGATGCTGTATCGCGCGGCGATCTGCTCGACCTGCGGAGTCGTCAGTTTTTCGCCCAGGGCGCGCAGCTTGTTCCGCACCTCAATAGGCGTTCGCCGGACAGTACCGAACTCGGTAACGATGGCGGCGAAGTCGCGAATCATCTTCGCCAGCTCGCCTTCCTTCTTGGTGAACTCTCGGCGCGCATCCTTGCGGCGGGTGATGGCCGAGTTCCACATGCTGATCGGCTTGGGCTGTGTTTCGCTTACCCCGCACTGGCGAACTTGGCCGCCAGAGGCAATGAAGGCCGCTTTTGCGGCCTCGATGGGTGCCTGGCGTTCGTAGCCAAGCTGAATGAGTGTGTCCATGTCAGGCACCGTTCAGATGGTGGTGAGGGGCAAAGGGGATGTCGTCGTCGAAGCTGTCGTAGTCCGGCCCGTTCGTCCCTTGTTGATTTTGTGCTGGGCGGGCCGCAGCCTGCTGACGGGATTGCTGCGGCCTGGCCTGCTGTGCCGGCTGATTGGCCGGCTGAGGTGGTGAGCCCACGAACTTGATCACGATGATCTTGCCTGTCAACTTGAAGCCCTCACCGCCACCGGTCTTGGCGTAGGTTTCGATGTGGGCGTCGTCCATGGTGAAGTGGACCTGCTGCCCTTTGAGCAGGTAGGGTGCCATCGCCTCGGCCTGCTTGCCCCAGAGAGTGGCGTCTACCCATTGGGTTGGGCGCTTGCCGTCGACCTTGCGACCGTAGTCGCAGGCCAGTGCCAGATTGATCACGGCGTCACCGCCCGGGGTGTAGCGCAGCTCAGCGTCACGGCCAATGCGGCCGACGTCGGTAAGTGTTGGCATGGGGTTTCCTTAAGCGGCGATGCCGAGCACGCGATTCATGCGCTCGTCGAGGATTTCGTAGAAAGTTTTGACCCGCTCGCTCATCTTGCGAATCATCACCTCGTCGCGGTAGGCACGTTTCACGAACAGCTTCATGCCTGGCCAGTAGCTGACGAAGTCGATCCATTCACGATCCGACACCCACAAGCCGCCCTGGCACTGTGCGATGTGTTCCTTTGGAATCTCGCCGGATAGGATCACTTCGACCTGAAACTTGGGAAGCTTGGTTTTGATCTCGCAGAGGCCGTCTTCGTCGATCAGCGAGTCAGGCGAGTAGCCGATCCCGTGGTTCAGGATGATCCCGACCTGATTCGTGGTGACGTCCACCTGAGACTGGTACAGGCCGCGAGCCACTCCTTCATATTCGTGACCGCGCTCGGTGTGGCGATTGCCTTGGAACGGGTCGGCAGCCTCACCGGTAATGCGCTCGCCGATCAGCGTATTCATGTAGGTGAACGCACCAGCGCCGAAACCGGCTTCGCCCTTACCGTTTACCAGCAGGCTATCCAGCTCCGAGCAGGTGACGATGCCCAAGCGCAGATCCAGCCATTCTTGGGTGCCTTGCTCTACATTACTGATGATTTGCATCGTCCTTCCCCTCGGTGGTTTTGCTGTTTTGGGTTGCCGACTTGGTGAGCATTGCCAGTACCTGGTCAAACACTGCTTTCTCGACGGCGGTCGGTGTGCCGTGGATTCCGGCGAATGCGGCTTTCGCTTTGTCGCTGCACTTTTCCAGCAGCATGGCGATCTGTGCAGCCTGGGCGGACGTGACTCGCGGCGTTACTTGCGCGCCCGGCCCGTTACCGTCGTCGTCTTCACCCGTCGTGGTGATGTTCAGCAGCAGGCCCGCGGTGTATCGCTTGCCGTAACTGACGCTGGAGGCGACTGCCTGCACGCCGTTCTTGCTGCCGGATGCATCGACGGGCAAGACGATCGATGTCACTTCTCGATGCCCTGCGCGGTGGCTCAACACGCCTTCGACCTCGATGCCTCGCTCGTTGCGCGGCGTCCGGAAGGTGATGGCAAAGCCATACTTGGCCATTACCGGCTTGATCATCTCGTTGACGTCTTCCCAGAGTGCGTAGGTGCTCTGGATGCGGCCGCTTTTGTCCTTGATGCCGCCGCGCTCGCCGATCACCGGCATTTCTTCCTGTAACTGGGCCAGGGCGTCGTCGTACTGCTGTTTTGCCTGTTGCGCCTGGAAGCGTTCGTGCATCGCCATCAGGCGTTCCATCTTGTCGATGTCAGCGTCGGGGCTCATGGCCACCTGCTGAATGATCGACATGATCGTTGCTGACTCGGTTTGAATGGCCGGCAAGCGCTCGACCTTTTCTGTCACTGCAAGATTGCTCATGGCGACCTCAGTACTGAATGGATATGGCGGGGATTTTGCGTTGCGCGATCAGGGTGATTGCCCGCTTCGCGCATTCCTCGGTCATGCCACCGGTTACGAACGCTTCAAGCGCTTTCCGGTTGATGGCCTTCTTGTGCTCGATATCAGCTTCGCGCAAAGCGGCTTGGCGAATGATCTCGTCGGCGGCATCGTTCTGGCGCTTGATCTCGGCGAGGCGGGCGTCTTCGGCGGCTTGTATGGCGCGCTGTTCGGCAGCAACGCGAGCCTGCTCGGCGCGCTGTTCCGCCGCCAGGCGGTTGGCTTCGGCCTGTTCGGCAGCCAGTTGTGCCTGTTCGGCCTGAAGCTTGAGCTGGCGACGCTGAAGTTCGGCTGCCGCCTCAGCGTCTGCTGCGGCTTTCTCAGCTGCGCGCTTGGCGTTGGCGGCGCTGTCGATCAACTCCCGCTCCCGGCGGGCGGCGGCCTCTCGTTCAGCCTGGGCACGCTGCTCGGCTTCACGCAGGGCTCGCTCTTCGGCTTCCCGGGCGATACGAGCCTCACGCTCCTGCTGTTCGCGCAGTTCATCTTCAGCGCGGCGGCGGGCCAGTTCTGCCTGATCGGCTTCGTATTGCTGGCGGGCGGCGAGGGCGGCGCGCAGGACGATCAGCGATTTGTCTTTGGCCCGGGCCGCTTCAGCCTCGAACTCTTCCCAGCTTTCGCCCAGGGCAATTGCCTCAAGCTGCGCGACCCGGTCGGCCAAGTCCTCGGCGGTGATTCCGTCCAGGTCGATGGCCAGGGCCTTGAGACGCTCGATTGCTTCATTGTGCTTATCAACCCGCGCATCCTCGGCGGCCTGCCACTCATTCAGCGGCCGGCGAACTTCTTCCTGCCAGGCTTCCAAGGTGTCCCGAACTCGCTTGCGCTCGGCGTCGATCTTCTTCGGCACTTCCTTCAGGTCAGCCACCAGCTTCTTGCCGACGTCGTCTAGAGCAGTCTTGGAGCGGGCGACTGCATAGGCCATCGAAGCGATCGCGTCGCGACCCTTACGGGTGCTGATGTCCG